ACCGTGACTCACCAAGTGAGCCTCCGCCAATTCGATAAGAGAACGGTGGGCGAACACTTTACTGCCGTCGTCCAATTTATGAGCCGAGGGGTCCGCGCGATGCAAAATGGCCTGTGCCATTGCAGCACCCAGCGACTCAGTCTGCGTGTGTGTTACTCGGACGCCGGGTACCGGCTGCTGTGACTGGCTGCGCTGGGCAACTACATCCAGAGCAAGGTCACGCGCTTTGGCCAGGGTATGGCCAGCATCAATGTAACCATCGACCAGGTCATCACCGAGACCATATTTTTTACCCATCGCCCGAATGTCAGCGGCGCGTTTTCGATCCGCAGCGACTGCGGCGGCAGCAGCGGCCTGAACGTCGGTGGCAGATGCTTGCGCAGCGGCTGCAGGCGCAGGTTCCGAATCGTCGTCATCATCACCACCCAGCAAGGCGTTGATTTTGGTCAGGTCATCATCAGTAGCTTCAATTTCACCGGTGATAAGTGCAGCGGCATTTTCAATGCCGACCAATTTCGCGGCAGCATCATCTACGCTGTTAAACTGCGCATCGAGCAAGGCCACAATGGAAGCGGCCATAGCACTTCTGCCGCCGTTTTTTGCCAGTACCTTAAATTTCATAGGTTTTTTCTCCAAGGGTTTTGCGGCGGCTGCCGCGTTGGTCACCAGGCCACCCCAAAGAGCGGCCGGCGGATTGTGAAATTTGTCTGCTTGGTAGGACGCTGCGATCGCAACGTCTTCGATAATTTCGTCGCACAGCCCCATATCCAAGCACTGTTGCGCGGTAAGCCAGTGATCTTTGCCGTCGCTAATCAGTGACTTGAGTTCTTCTGTGGTCTGGCTGCCCTTTTTGGCGTAGCAGTCGATATAGCTGCCTTCGATCACATCAATCTGATCTGCCAGATCACGCAGATCATTGGCGTTTCCATGCGCGTGAAGATGGGGCTTGTGAATCATCATCAGCGCGTTCGATGGCATACGAACTACATCACCAGCACAGGCCACGGCCGACGCCATGCTCGCGGCAATACCATCGATATAAACAATCACCCGCTTTTCTGATTGCTTGAGGGCGTTATAAATGGCCAGCCCCTCAACAACACTGCCCCCCTCAGAGTGGATGCGAACAATCAGTTCATCACTGGTACCGGCGGCCTCCGCCTGACGAACCACGGTTTCTGCATCTAGTTCATCCCACCAGTCACCCACAACGCCATAAACCAACAATTCGCCTTTGCTGTTGAGGCTGGCGCGGGCACCGGTAATAACGTCACCGCTTTTTGCCATTGCGCCTGCGATGGCCAGCGCCAGAGCTTTACTTTTCATCGTCGTTTTCCTCGTCGGAGTTATCGTCGTTGTTTTCGTCGTTTGCGGGCTTTCCACTGGCTTGCAACTGGCCAGACTGGGTGGTTTTTCGCGGGTCCGAATCCAGAATTAGCCCCAATTCATCAAGCAATTTCATATCCTCGGCACACTCCTTCAGGAATGCTTCGGGGTCGGAGTAACCCAGCGAGCGCAGGATTCCGGAAACACTGCCAAAGCCGCCGCGGCACTGCTTGATGAGTGCAGGAATGTCGTCGCGAAGGTTGAGAATCTCTGTGCGCGGCGGCACCCAGTCGAAAGTGACGCCAGAAATATCGTGGCCGGCCAGTTCGGCGGCTTCGATAAACCAACGCTCGATGGTTTTCAGGAACTGCGGAATGAGCATGTTGCGGCGCCAGCGGTGCACATTGGCATAAACTTCCAGCCGACCAATTTTGGCGGCCGCAAAATTCGCGCCTTCGATGTTGCCAGTAATCACCTGGTGATTCAGGCCATAGCCTCGAGCAATCATGTGCTCTTCGCCACGGATAAATTCATCCTGACCGGTAACGGACGGCGGGTTGGCATAGCCAACTGTTTCATCCGGCCCCAGGCGAGCGATCATGGCGGGCTCTATCGTCGTGGGCAGCGGATCGCCCTTCATTTTTCCGTCTTCACCCTGGGTGATGAACGCTGCCAAACAAGCGGCTACTTTCTGCTGGCGCAGACGCGCATCCTGGAAGTCATCCAAGTTGGCTACTCGGGTCATCACGGAAGTTCCACGGGGAATGCCTCGCGATTGACCAGGGCGACGCACTTCATAAACGTGCGCTATGTCATCGTCTCGAACGAATTTGGAGGTACCCGGACGCGTGCCGCGATCACCTGGATGACTGCCATGAATGTAGTAGCCAACGCGCTCACCGCTGTTGTCGTATGCAACACCTTGAACAACCCTTCGGCCGTCAACGTTGCCATCACGTAAGTGATCCAGGTAATCACCTTCCAGAATCCGGATTTGCAACGGCACCCGCACACCCGGCGTGCGCTTAATTTTTCTCATAGCGAGCACTTCGCCAGATTCAGCTTCGGAACGAACAATAAGAGACTGGAGGCCAAACAGATTGAGGCGACCGTCGGCATCACAGAATAGGCTTTGGGCCCACTCCAACATCAGTTCATTTGCTAACTTGGCTTTTTCTGGATCGGTCGGGTGCTTAGCCGCTGGCGTGATACCCTCCGCAACCGTAAGAGACACAGTTGAATCGATCGCTGCAGCTACATATGGATTGTTACGGGCAAGCTCACGATGACGGTACCGCAGTGATGTAAGGGCTTGACGGTTTTCGGCATTCTGCGAGCTGTCGCTACCGCGCACCCATTCATTGCCGCGACCTTTACCGGCACCGTCGTAACCCGCTTCTGTGGTAATTACACTGGCCAATGCTCTCGCCTTTACCCGGGCCAAGCCACGCTGTGGTGCCACTGCCATGATGGCACGGTCGATTAGATTCAGTTTCATTGATAATCCCGGCGATGGCTGACTTTTAGAATTCGTTCTGACTTCTGGCCGCTGCTGATCGACTGCTCGATAACGGACTTGGTACGCAGCATGTCATCCAGCGAACGAAATTTTGTGGTGCGGCCATTAATGGTTACCTCCATGACGCCGGTCGCGATTGCGGCGTTGATGTCATCAAGGTTTTGCTGGGTGTAAGCCATTTTCTACTCGCATAAAAAAACCCGCCGGAGCGGGTTTAGATTTTGTAATTTGATTGTCGCCGAGGCGCTTCTTCCAGCTGCTGTTCTTGCGGCGCCATCGGCAATGCTTCAGAGAACATGTCAGACTGTTTGATTTTTCGTTCTAGTTCATCCCACTCAGCGGCAGACATTGAGTGTGCCCGCATCGCCCTGCCTGCGTGTTCCGAATAGACCTCTCCATCCCAAAATTCACAGGGACAGCCCGGCTTTTGCTGCCATGATTTACGGCCACTTTTGTCAGGAATTTTCGATTCAGCCAATAACTGATCGAAATAGTCGTGGCGCATTTGTTCGTTGTCGTAGTAGTGGAACCGGCCAACACCTTTGGCGTTGAGATTCATCTGGTCAGACAGGTAGTCTTTGGCGCGATTGGTTCCCACGATGTGAAGACGAACGCCACGTTTTTCGGCTTTCGTCATCTTCTTCGGATCTTTATGGGCCAGCGCCTTAGTGGCTGGTGGCCGGGCGAATATTGGTGGGTCCGTTTTAGAGCTAGAACCTTTAATCGCCATAATCAGTATGTTCGGGAATCGTTTTTGCCGAGTCAGCACCCAGTCATAAACGGCGTCGGTTGCATGGCCACCTGAATCAATAGATATGGCAGAGGCAAAAATACTACCGCCGCTTTCATGCTCAAATGGCGCGAACACCAATTTGTCCAGTTCACTCCAGACCCTGTCCTTTTCGTTGATTGTCGATTTTTCTGCATAGAGTTCATCCGCGTACATCAGCCAGGATCGACGATCACGGCCACGCGCCCGGATAACCACCGCAAGGCGATCATCCTGGACATCGATTCCGATGGTCACCATCAGGCCCTGATCAGGACAAAGCAGCTCTTTGCGTTGCGATTCAGGATCTGCCTTGGCTTGATCGGCCAGTGTTTTGGCATCAGATCGCGAATCTTCGTATTCGTAGGCCCTGCCCAACTTGGAATTGATGAATACGATTTGTTTGGTGTTGTCCCCGATTGCGGCGTAGTGCTCTGCCTCGAGATAATCCTTCACCATTTCTGCCTGGCCAACACCGGGCAGACAGCTGTAGAGTTCATTCAGGCCTGTAAAGCCGGCGACACCGGTAAACTCGACCGTTGGCACCCAGCCGCAATACGGGTCGCCCGCTTCCATCGCTTCACGGACTGTGCGACGGATATTTTCTTTGCGCTGAAAATCATCCCAGGCGCTGCCACATTCAGGGCAGGCGTAAACTGTATTCTCTGGCTTGTGGTGGCCGTAAATGGGGTGTTTCTCACCCACTGGCCGCTCCGACGCCTGCCAGCCTTGCAGCTGCTCAAACATTAGCGGGTGAGCAACGCCGCAGTCGTGGCACTTAATGGGCAATACCCGCTTATCGGATCGCTCGATATGCTCAGCAACACGACTAAAGCCCTTCACCGACGGCGTGCCGCCGAGAATCTTTTTCGGGTTTCTTACCCGCTTTGTTCGCTCAAAGAGCAGCTTGATTGAGTCACCCTGACTGCCAACGTTTTCATTGGCGTCATCGGGCTCTTCCACAAACACAAAATCCGCCGTGGTGGATTTCATGTTTCCGACGGCGTTGGATCCGAAGAACTCCATCCAGCCGGTATCCCAAGACTTATGGAGGATACTGTTTCCTGATTTCCGGCTGGTACTGAAATCAATTTTCTGGGCAATCTCTGGGGTTGCTTTCCCCATGGGCCCCAACTTTGTCAGACTGAACTTTCGTGCCTGGCTATCGGCGGCAAACATGCCCAACATAACGCCGCCGGTACCGGCCACGCGATTGAATATGTAGGCGATCAGGGCTGTGGTCCACAGCACCTGCGCCGCTTTCATACAGTAGATTTCCGGGGTTTCCGGATCATCCATTGCAGCAAAGATGCCGTATAGATGCGGACCGTAATCAAGATCAAATGAGGTCTGAAATGCCCCAACCTCTGAGGGAAGCCTTAAATTCTCTTGCGACCAATCAGCTGTAGATTGAGGCAAGCGTGGAATCAGCCTCTCCGACGCCAGCGTTAAGCTCTTCCCCAAATTTGCGCGCAACTTCAGCAATGCGGCTTGCGGCATTACCGAGGGGTTCAAATATGAGTTCATCGCTTATCCGTGTCGCCAGTTCTGACTCCAGTCGCTCCTGTATCACTGTTCCAGCATTGTTCAATTCACCTGCGGCCTCAGAGAAAATCCCGTTGATTGCCTCGACGGTTTCAGCCGTGGGCAACAGCAGGCCAAGTTCTTTGCTGTTTGCGATCGCAAGCTGTAGGGTTTTCTGTTGTGACTCTTGCATCTTCTGATCAGCGAGAGACTTATCGTTGTCATGCACGCGGCCGGCCGCCTCAACTCGCAACCGATCAACATAGATTCTCAGCCATTGGCGATAGGTGTCACCCGGCTTCAGCCCGATCTTCTGTGCATGCTTCTGAATCGCCTGACGGCTGACGCCAACCAGGTCAGCAAAGCCGCTTTGGGTTGCCTCTGTATCAAGAAATTCAGCCATCAATTACACCTGCTATGACAACCCCCTATGGGGCCGCACATCTGCTGAGAATTCGCGGCTTTCGCCACCGTATGTGGCCGCCCCATGGGGAGGACCCAAAGGGGTGGGGGGTACATCCTCAAGCGACATCAGCAAAGACGAATTGCAGAGACTTATCCATTGCAATTTCATCCATATGAACAACCACTTGCCCATCCGTATGTAGCGGGTCGTACACCTTAACTGTCGCACGGTAGGTATCAGGAGCTATGTCCAAATCATTCAAATTAAACTCAACCTCCCAATACTGATCGCCATTGGCGTCATTGATTGGGTTCCCCTGCTTATCGAACGATAGCGCCCACGTCATTAACGCAGCATCAACGGCAGAGTCAGCCACCACACCCAGTCCAGAGAGTTCCAGCGTCATGCGAGTAGCCGCACTGAAATCTATCGCCGCTCCGTCCTCTTTGAAGGTTACGGTGTTGGGGTTGTCGCTGCCCTTGTAGACTATCTCGATCATTGGATTAGGCCAGCGTGATAGTGCTTGCGCCAAAGTCGATAGTGAAGGTTTCGCCATCGTTCAGAGTGATGCTTGAGCCGTAGTCATACCAGCCGATCAACTCATCGCCAGTGGCGGTATCGTTATACAGCGCCACATAACGGAAGGGCCCGATTGAACCGCCGGACGCAGTAATAACCGTGTCAGTGTTAACCAGACTATATGTGCCGCCTGTTTGTGAACTGGACGTAACTGGAATAGTCGGACCGCCAGCCACATAACCATTGCCTGCTGCAATCTCTGTCAGGTTCGCCTTTACCGTATTGGTAGCAACCGGAGCGGCATTGGTCAGCAATGCTTTAAGAGTGTCAGAGCCGAGGTTGTGGACACCTTCGGCCAAAGCCTCAACGAATGAATTGAACTTGTTGAAAGTTGCCATGATGTAACCTCAGTGGACAGTTATCTTTGGTGTTTTGGATTGAAGTGTGATTTTTGGGGTCACGCTCACCAGCGTTATCTCCCCTTCAAGGTCGGGGAATAACCCAACGCCCGAATAAAGCAGCACAACCGGCGAGCCTGTTTCCGTAAAGGTCGCAGTGCCAGCCTGTAATGCTCGG